AAAGCCATAAGAGAATTACTAAAAACAAAGAAAAATATTAAATGAAAATAGAAAAGATAATCCATCAAATATGGGTTGGAGATGAAAAAAAACCTAAAAAATGGATGGACACTTGGAAGGAAAAAAATCCTGATTGGGAATATGTTTTATGGACGAATAGTAAAGTTTTTAAAAGAAATTGGATAAATCAAAAACTTATAGAATATTATAAAAGAAATAAAAAATATAACGGAGTAGCAGATATTATAAGATATGAGATATTATATGAATACGGAGGAGTGGTTATACCAGCGGATAGTGAATGTCTGGAAAATATAACAGAATTATTTGACAATGATTATGAATTGTTTGCTGTTAGATGCAGAGCAGATGCCATAGATTGGGCTTGTACTAACGAAGAAAAAAAAATAGAAACGCCAAAGTTTTTAAAAAGCATAGATAAATTTAAAATAGTTCCTATTTATGGAGCAAAAAGCGGAAATGAATTTGTAAAGCATTTAATAGATGATTTATATCATAAATATGAAAGAGAATTGCCAAATTATCCTTATCCTCCATCACAAACAGGAAATAAGTTTTGTACTGAAGAGTTGATAAAATACGCTCCAGAGATTAAGATATTCCCGATGCATTATTTTATTCCTTATCACCCGATAGACGAAACAGAAGAAAATTCTTATTACTACAGGGGAAAAGATAAAATATACGCAAGACATTATTGGGGAACAACATTTAATAATTATAACAAGGGCAGATAATCCTATTTTATAATAAAAAAGGTTAGAAACTCCGCCATAGGACGGACTGCAATTATAAAATAAATTAAAAATAATAAAAAAATGAAAAAAGAATTAAAAAATCAATTAGAACAAAATGATGGAGAATTAACAGAGGAAGAAAATACAGAGGAAAAAGAAGAGACAACAGAAGAGACAGAAGAATTAAAAGCATACAAAAAATATAATAAAAAAAGCCCTGCTTGTAGGTTAGATGATGAAACAAAAAATGAGTGTGTAGCAAGGAAAATACCAGAGATATTAGACGAAAATCCTGATATGAAACAAGAACAAGCAGTAGCGATTGCTGAAAGTTTATGTTCAAAGTTTTGTAGTGATTTAGAGGAGGAAGAGATAAAAAATAACTTGAAATCTTTCATCAAAAGAGAAACCGAAAATTTGTTAGAAAAACAGATAGAAGCAAAATCAAACGATTTAGTTAAAAAATTTTTATCTGGTGTCGAAAAACAAAGGATTATAGGCAAAAAACCTAAAAATCTTTCTGACCAGCAAATTGTTAAAAAATGGTTTCGCTTTTTAGTAAATAAAGATTATCAAGGAATTAGAGAGATGCAAAAAGCAGGCTATCTTAATTATGGAACAGAAACAGGAGGAGGAGCATTAGTTCCGCCTCAATTACTTGCCGAAGTTAATAGAATAACAGAAGAGTACGGAATAGCAAGACAAAATATGAGGTATCTTCCATTTTCTGGACCGGGAAATGAAAGGTCAATTCCTGTTTTAGACGAATCAGTTGGAGTATACTGGGTAAAAGAAGGAGGAGTAAAAAAATCTACAAAGCCTTCATTCAAGTTAGTTAAACAAACACTTGAAAAGATTTCCGCAATAGTTCCTCTTACAGAAGAATTATTAGAGGACGAAGCAATAGATATTATTGCTTTATTAGGAGAGTTAATTGGGGAAGCGATGGTAAAAGAAGAAGACAGAGTTTTCTTTGCTGGTTCAAAATTAGCGGGAGACCCTTATGATGGAATTTTAAATTATGCTGGTGTTCAAAAAGTAGAAATGAAAGGAAGAACAAGTGCGTTAGAGATTATTCCTGAGGATTTGTTAGACCTTATGAATGCTGTCCCAACAAGTGTTAGAATGAATGGAGCATTTTATTTAAGCACTTCTCTATTCTCAGTTTTACAGAAACAAAAAGCACAAGATTCAGGAATATATATAGTACAATCTCCGGTAGGAGATGTTCCTGGAACTATTTGGGGAAAGCCTTATGTATTGCTTGATGTTTTGCCAGGGTTAGATACCGAAGAAGAGGAAACTCCTCTTATGCTGTTTACTGATTTGAAAAAGACTTGCGTATACGGAGACAAAGGAAACATTGCTGTTAAATTGTTAGACCAAGGAATAATTGAGAGTGCTGATGAATCGCCATCAGACTTGAATTTAGCAACACAAGATATGGTTGCTTTAAGAGTGGTAAAGAGAGTTGGATATACTCCAATTCTTCCGAAAGGAATTTCAGTATTATATACTGGAACTTCATCATAATAACGATTTATTAGGGGAGGGAGACATCTCTCTCCCTCTAATAAATAAAAAAAATATGGAAAAAGAAAAAAAAGAAAAAATGGTGTCAATTTTTGACCCAGCAGTTAATGCTTACCGAGATGTTCCTCTTTCTATTGCTTTAAGATATATTAAAGAAGCAAAAGAATTAGAAAAAAGAATCTCGGAAGAAGAAAACAATGAGAATTAAACAAAAACAAAATTTAGAAACAAGTGAAAATTTAAAAGTTAAAAATATTAAAAAAGGAACAGAAAGTATAAAGGAATTTCCTCAATGGACTATTAGAAAATTTAAATCAGAAGAAGATTATAAAAAAAATAATCCTTATGCTGTTGAAAGTTTTGAAGGAAACCTTTTAACAGAAGCAGGAGCAGATGAGATGTCAAAGTTATGCTTTGGAACAGGAGGAACAAAGTATGCTTTTGGAAATACTTATCTTATAGTAGGAACTGGAACTGGAACAGAATCAGACCAAGACACAGAAGCAACATTTACTAATGGCGTTAAAAAATTAGCATCAAGCATCACTTATGGGACAGACAAGAAAACAACAATAGTAGCAGTTTTTGGACCAGATGACGCTAATCAAGATTGGCAAGAGTTTGGAACTCTTAATGCTCTTACATCAGGAGTTTTATTAAACAGAAAAGTTATAAATAAAGGAACAAAAGCAAGTGGAGATGTCTGGGAATTAACAGAAGAAATTTCTTTATCTTAATAAATAATGGCAATTAAATATTGCGATTTTAAGAATGGAAATGACAGCACAGGAGATGGAACTAATACTAATCCGTTTAAGACGATAACAAGAGCGTGTCAGGGTTTATATGGCGGAGATGAGGTAAGGGTGGCAAAGAGCGGTGGAATTAAATATCTAACAGGGACTATAACATTTACTCATAACTCTTATAATATAACATCGTCAGATGATATTTTTTTAAATGAAATATCGTCAGGAGAAAACGATGGAAATGTAAGGTTGGGTGATTTTATTTTAGGAAATGATAATAATTGGCATGAAGTTATATTAGTTAATGACAGCAAAAACGCAAAAATACTTCATAGGTCTGGTGTTTCTGGAAATATGGTAGCAAGAAAGTTATTGGTAACCGACACAGGAAAAGCTCTAACAGAGAGTTATAATGTTCAAAAGATAGAATGGGGTGGTGATAGCCCTAACAATAGATTAAAAATATCAGGAGGGTGGGATTTAGCAACAGAAACTCAAACTGGTTATACCTATTTTAGACAATTAGACCCAGATAATTTTGGAAATAGATATGGAATAGGATTATACTCAGAGGATAATCTTCACATTCAGATAGAGCGTTTAGGATTTTTAAGGTATAATATCGGTATTGAATTTATGGTATGTTTTGGTTTTGTATTAAATAATTGTTATGGATATAGCAATAGAATGTATGGAGCAGAATTCTTTATATGCTCCGATAATAAAATTTATAGTTCTAACTTTTCAGGAAATGGAGTTGAGCCAAGCGATGATGATGGTTTTGGGATAGCATTGATAGGAACATCTATATCTCTAATTAAAGATACAGAATGTAGCAATAATTATGGACACACAGGAGCAGGGATAGCAATTCTTTACTCATCTTCTCAAACTAAAATTATAAATCCAAAATGTAATTATAATGATAATGCTGGAATACTTTCGGGAGGTTCTATTGAAAATGTAATAATAAATTATCAAGAGAGTAGCAATAAGGGAATAGTTGTCATTCCTGTATTAGGAAATGAAAGGCCAGCAATTAAGGTTCAAAAATATAAAATCAGTGGAGATAATAGAAATTATTTTGAAAATGGAATGAGCAAAAGAGATACAACAGGAGCAATGAGCGGAGAATGTTTAAAATATAGCCCAACATCTTCTGATATTTATATTGCCCATTCTTTTTTTGTCAAAGCAAAAAAGAGCACTTCTCAAACATTGTCTTTATATGTTAAAAAAGACAGCAGTTTTGACGGAGATGTCAAAGCAGGAGTTTATTTTTTAGGAGAGATGATAACAGATTGGGAAGATTTTACTCCAACAGCAGATTACGAATATGAGAAAAAAGAGATAAGTATAAATGGTTCAAGTATTACAGAAGACGGAGTTATAGAATTAGTTGTTAAAGTAAGAGGAGAGAACGGAAATATTTATGTTGATAATTTAGAAGTTAATTAAAATGATAAATGGAAGTTTAAAATATTGGTTAGATGGGGAACCTTTTATAACAGACACAGATGAAGATATTGGCAAGTTTAAATATTGGTTAGATGGTGAGCCTTTTATTAACTATGAGAAACTTTATAAAATATCAACAGATGATAATGTTCAAGGCACTGATAATTTTAGAAGCAAAAATAGTTTAAAAATATTAGAAGATGTCAGTTTAAACGAATTAAATAATATATTAAATAAAAAAAGAATATTAGATGATGTTAGTTTAAACGAAATAGAAAAGTTATTAAATAAGATAAGATTATTAGAAGATGTTAATTTAAATGAGTTGGGTAATGTTCTTAATAATTTAATTATATCAGAGAATATTTATTTAAATGAGTTAGAGAAAGTATTAAATGAGTTAGTTATATCAGATGATATTAGTTTTGATGAGACAGAGAAAGTTCTTAATAATTTAATTATATCTGAAAATATTAAAATAGATGAATTAGAAAAACTATCAAACAAGATAAAATTATTAGAGAATGTTAGTTTAGATGAAATAGAAAAGTTATTAAATAAGATAAGATTATTAGAAGATGTTAATTTAAATGAGTTGGGTAATGTTCTTAATAATTTAATTATATCAGAGAATATTTATTTAAATGAGTTAGAGAAAGTATTAAATGAGTTAGTTATATCAGATGATATTAGTTTTGATGAGACAGAGAAAGTTCTTAATAATTTAATTATATCTGAAAATATTAAAATAGATGAATTAGAAAAACTATCAAACAAGATAAAATTATTAGAGAATGTTAGTTTAGATGAAGCAGAAAGTATTTTAAATAAAAAAAGAATATTAGACAATATTGATTTAGAAGAAATATCAAAAGTAAAAAATACAATAAGGCTCTTTGAAAATATATTATATCAGGATAACTTTTCTTTATTTAGAAAAATTTTAGTAAAGGAAGAAATAGATAAAAATCAATATGCTTTGGAATTTAGCGGAAATGAATATAGTAATGTAATGGCTAATGCTTCTTCCCCAATAGCAGGACAGGAATTTTCAGTAGAATGCTGGTTTTACTCAAAATTAAATAATAAAGCGCAAGAAATTGTAGCAGAAGGATTAAATATTCGTGCCGGTTGTGCTTATGGAATTTATAAAGAAAGTAATAATCAAATCTCTTTTAGAGTGGGAAGTGCTACTACAAGTTCAAGGGTTTTTTATACTCCTCAATTAAATAAATGGTATCACGCAGTTTTAACCTATAAATCAGGAGTTGGAGGAAGTGCGTATATTAATGGAAAAAAAATAGGAAGTTTAAATAATATAGGAAATTTAGAATATTATTATGAGGGTATGTATATTAAATTTAGGATAGGAGGGTGGCATCTAATACCTAGAGGATTTAAAGGAAAAGTAGATGAAGTTAGAATATATAATAGAGTTTTAACTGATGAAGAAGTAAGAGAGCATTTTAATTTTATATTTAAAAACGAAAGCAGTTTAGCGTTATATTATAATTTAAATGAAGGAAGCGGAACTACTGCTTATGATAAATCAGGGAATAATAGAAATGGGGCTATATATAATGCGGTATATGTTCCTTCTGAAATTTACAAGAGGAACTTTACAGATGTTATAAATTTACTTAATGAGATAAATATTAGCGATAGCATAATAGAAAGTGAGAATATAGAAAAGAAAAAAGAAGTTTTATTATCTGATAATATAACCGAATTAGATAATATAATTATTTTAAATAAAATTATATTTTCAGAAAATATTGATGTTAAAGAGATAATAAAAAATTTAGTAGAAATTTTATTAAAAGAAAATATAAATGAAGAGGAAAAAATATACATAATATCATTTATTTTCTTAAAAGATAGTATAAAAGAAGATGAAGAGGCAAGTATATTAAATAAATTAAAGGTTTTAGATGAGATAAAAGCAGATGATTTAGTAAATATTTTTAAAAGAATATTATTAACAGACAAAATAAATGAAGATGAAAAGTTTTTAATTGTTAGTAATATATTTTTAGAAGAAGAAATAAATGAAAAAGAGTTGTTAAAAATTTTAGCAAAATTAGAAATATATGATATAATAAAGGAAGAAGAATTAGAAAGAGTTTTTTCAATATTAAAAAATCCTTATTCCTTTAAAGATAGCCCCTATAAAAATAAAAAATCCCCTTATTCTTTTAAGAAAAATCCTTATAGCAAAAAAGAAAATCCTTATTCTTTTAAAGATAATCCCTATAATAAAAAAGAAACTCCTTATTCCTTAAAAGAAAATCCTTATAAAAAAAGAAGAAAACCTTACTCTTTAAAAGAAAGCCCGTATAAAAACAAAAACAATCCTTATAAAAACAAAAATAGTCCTTATCAAACAGAAGAAAAAAAAGAAATATTATGAAAAAATACACAACAATAAATAATATAGAAAACTATCTTTTAATAAATATAGATAGTGATTTTCATTCACAAGTTGAAATTTGGATTGATAGTGTGTCGCAATACATAGACAAAGAAACAAATAGAAATTTTGATATTATTAAAGAAAAAAGAAAGTTTAGCGGTGATGGAAGCAATACTTTAATAATAGATGATTGTTTAAAGGTAAATAGTATTAAAGTTAATGGGGTGGAAATAAAAAATTATTTTCTTTATCCGGAAAACAAACTTCCGAAAGAAATAGTAAAATATAATTTTTTCCCAAGGGGAGAGCAAAATATTATAATTGATGGGGAATGGGGTTATTCAAACGAAATACCAAGTGATATTAACTTTGTAGCAACGATTTTAGTTTCAGGAATAATTTATCAAAGTTTAAATCACGAAGGGGAAATCCAGAGCGTTAATATAGGAAGTTATTCTGTATCGTATAAAAGCAATAATCAGTGGCAAGATTTTAATAGAGTTAAGGAAATTTTAGAAAGTTATAAAAGATATTTTTAATTATGTTAAGATATTTTGATAAAAAAGCAAAAACACAAAGATTAGTATCAGAAAGCGATGCCGAGTATTATCAAGATTATTTAGACAATGTTCCTTGTTTAATTATTCCTTATGAGAGTTCATTTTCTACTGATTTAAACGGAGTTTATGGAAAAGATTTTCAGATGTTTTGCGAAGTATGTGATATTATGGAAAAGGACAAAGTAATAATAGATGATGATGTTTATGAGGTGAAAGGAGTTAGCAAATATAGTTTCTTAAATGATGAGCATTTAGAGTTAATAATTAGGCAATTATGTTAGAGGTAAAAATAAATTTAAAAGATTCACAGAAAATAATGAATGAGATTGGAAAAATTGGGGGAAACATAGATAAAAATATTTTAGAAGTTTTAGGAAAAGTATTGCTTGAAATTGAAAGAGACGCAAAATATTTAGCCCCTGTTGATACTGGAAGATTAAGGTCAAGTATTACTACGACAATAAATGAAGATAAAAAGCAAGGAATTATTTACACGAATGTTGATTATTCTATCTATGTTCACGAGGGGACAAGAAAGATGAAAGGAAGGCCATTTTTAAGAGATGCTATTTTTAGAGACAGCAAAGATATCAAAATAGAAAGAGAATTAAAAAAGAATTTATTAAAAAAATGATAAATACAATTTTAAATAAAATATATACTGAATTAAAAAAAATTGATTATATAGCAGATGTTTTTACCTATCCCCCAGAAAATCCGAAAGGATATCCTTATTGCTGGATTGTATGGGAAGGGAATGAAAGCCAAGTTTTGACAAACTATCAAGATAGAGTGATTATAACCTATAAAATAACATTGGTCCAAGAGAAATTAGAAGAATTAAAGGGAGCAAAAAACGCAGAAGAAACAGCAGAAAAAAGATGCTGGGAAATAGAAAATCTTTTAAGGGGATTAGAAATTGAAAATGTTTTAAGGATTGTACCAGTAGAAACAATTAAAACATACGACAGCAATTCAACAAGAATTATATTAGAATTTAACATAAAGGTCGAGTTGGTAGTAGATATTTAATATTTATTACCAAATTATTATAAATTAAAATTATAAATTAAAAATTAAAAAATATGAGAATAGGAAGAATTAAAAAAATAGCAATTGGATTAGAAAAAGAGCCAGGAGTAGCAGTATCTCCTACTCATTCTATTCCTTTTTTAAGTTTTTCTTTACAGGAAAAACATACTCCTATTGCTGATAATACAGCAAGAGGAATGAGAAATCTTGAAGGAAGCGATTCTGTTGAAGGAAAGAAATGGGGAGAAGGTTCAATTGAGGTTCCGTTAGACCCTGACACTGCTCCTTATTGGTTTGCGTTAGCGTTAGGTAAAATAACAAGCGAAAGCACAACCGGTGGATTTTATAAACATACAATTGATGAAACAAAAACAAGCCAGCCATTAACAGCAACGATTGAAACAGAAAGAGAGGTTGGGAATTATAGATTTTTAAACTCTGTTGTCGATAAATTAGAATTAAATTTTGCTGACGATATCGCAAAATTAAGCATAGATGTTAAATCAAAATATCCTGTTAGCGGATTAGGAACAATAGACCTTGTTCCGTTGACATACTACACCTTTAAAAACGCATCAGTAAAGGTTGATAGTCAAGAAATAAAGGTTAAAGAATTTACTTTAACAATATCTAATAATGTTGAATTGATATACTATCCTGGAAGCAATGATGTTGGGCAAATAATAGTTAAAGGATTATCAGTTGAAGGAAGTTTCAGTTTAATCTTTGAAAATAAAAATCAATTAGATGCTTTTGATAGTTTGACAAAAAAATCAATGGAGGTTTCTTTTTCAGGAAGCGATGGAAAAAGTATTAAAATAACAATTCCTCAATTTAGAGTAAATAATTGGACAGAGGGAACAGGATTAGACGATATATCAGACGAGACAATAGATTTTGTAGCAGAATACAACGAAGACAAAGGAAAGACAATTGGAGTAGAAGTGGTAAATAAAATAGAAACTTATTATAACGAAGAAGAATCATAAAAATTATGGAAATCATAACACCATTTCAAAAACATAAAGTAGAATTAAAGGATTTTATTACAGGCAGAGAGGCAAACGAAATACAAAAGCCAGTTTTAGATTTAAAGATGAATATAAATGCTTCAAAAGGAAGTGAAGGAGAATTTAGCATTGGAGATATATCAGAGAAAATGACTGATAATATGATTAAAATAATAGTTGTGTCAATTGATGGAGATAAAAAGGATATTGTTAATAGGTTGAAGGATATGAGAAATGAAGATTATAAATTTGTTCTAAGGGAAGTAGAGAAAGTATATAATGGGGAAAATTTTACAAATCCCGAGTTGAAGCAAGAAGATGGTACAGGCTCGGGAAATTAACACCAGAGATGCAGATAGTTAGTATATGCCAAGAGATGCATTGGACCTATAACGATTATATGGAACAACCAACTTGGTTTTTAGATATGTTGAAGGATAAGTTTGAGATAGATAGCGAAAATATTAAAAAAATAATGAAAAAAAATGGCTGACTATAAATTGTCATTTGTAATAGATGCTGAGAATAAGGCTCAAAAAACAATTAATGAAGTTAAGAGCCAACTTGATGGAATTCAAAAAACAGCAAAGGATTTTGAACCTGCTTTTAAAAAGATGGCGGTTGTTGGAACAGCCGCTTTTGCGTCTATTACTGCCGTTGTTGTCTCTACTACAAAAGAGTTTGCTGATAGTGAAAAACAATTAAAAATAGTTGATACAATAATTGAAGGATTATCAACTACTACTCTAAATAATTTTTCAGGAGGATTACTATCAACACAAGAAGCAATTGAACAATTAAAACAAAAAACAAGAGAGTTTGGAAGCGAATTACAAGCAATGGGGGGGATATCAGATGAAACGGCTTCTGTTGGACTAGCAAAGTTAATACAAATTACTGGTGATTTTACTGAAGCACAAAAAGCGGCTATGTTAGCGGCTGATTTATCTATTTACAGGCAAATTGATTATTCTTCTGCTGTTGACATTGTTGGAAAAGTATTATCTGGTAATTTAGGAATATTATCAAGATATGGAATTCAATTGAAAGAAAACGCAACGGTAGAAGAAGCAATGATAGAACTAACAAGAAGAGCAGGAGGACAATACCAAGCATACGGAAATACACTTGAAGGACAAATTACTATTTTAAAGGCCAGTATATCTGATTTAAAAGAAGCAATTGGGGGAGTGTTTGCTGATATTGAGAAATCAATTGTTTCAGCACTTATTCCTTTTATACAAAATCTTACAAAATGGATTGATGAGAATAAAGAATTAGTTAAATGGATAACAATTATTGGTGGGGCTTTATCAGGTATTATTGCTGTAATAGGAACATTGGGATTAACATTTATTGCTATAACTAAAACAATAAAAGAATTAGAGATTGCTTTTATCGCTTTAAAAGGAATTGGACTTGCGACTATTGGGTGGATAGGGTTATTAGTTGCCGCAGTTGCTGGCTCTATATATATGCTTGTGAAATATAGAGACGAGATAATGGTAAATATTCTATATTTTAAGAATTGGATAAATTCAATTGAAGAAGCAATTGGAAAATTTTTAAGATTAGAAAGTGTTGTTAATAGAGCAAAACAGAAAACTGCTGAAAACAATGTTGTAATAGAAGAATATAAAAATAAAATAGAGGCTGGGAAAAACAAAACAGATGAATTTAGCGGTTCTCAAATTGATTTATCTGGTGCTATAAGCAATACAACTGATAACATAACGAAAATGGGAGCAGAAACAGAAAGAGTGATGGGAATAAGCAAGGATAAATTTAATGAAGTTATAAATACAATTAAGGAATTACAAGACAAAACAAATTCGCTCTTTGAAGATTTAGAAAAAATAGATAAAGATTACAAAAAACAATCATTTGATGAAGAATTAAGTTATAGGTCAAGTATTGCTGAATTAGTAGCAAAAACAGAGTTAGAAAAAGAAGAGTTAATTAAAAAGAAAGAAGATAAAATAAAAGAATTGGAAATAGAAAGAGAAAGGCTTGTCCGTGAACGACAAAGTAAAATAAGAAATGAAGCAAGCGCAAAAGAGATAGATAGAGTGGAGAGAGATATAGAAGATATAGATTTTATGATGGAGCAAAAAAATAATAAAGAGATAATAGATTTAGTAAAGCAAATAGAAGAAAAGAATGCTATTTTGAAAACCTATAAGGATATGGAAATAAATGTTGAGAGTTCGATACAGGAATACAAAGATTATATGAGAATGAATGAATTACAGAAATTGGAATACGATTATCAAAGAAAATCGATGATGAGACAAGTAGAAATGCTGACAGAGAAAGCAAATAAACTTCAAGAAATAATAGATGCTAAACAGCAATACGAGGCTTTAATGGTAATTTTCGGACAAGAACAGCAAGGATTTATTTTAAAAGAAATTGAGAAAACAAAATCATTTAAAGAAAACTTAGAAACACAATATAAAATATTAGGGAATTGGAAAGATGCTGTTGTTCAAGTTTATTCTGATATGGTTAAAGAGGCAAATGCTGAGATGGCAAAATTAAATGTCCCAGTAGGAGGAAAATCAGTAAGCGAAAAAGTTGAAAAAGAAAGTCAAAAATCAGTTTCGGCCTATAAAGCATTGGGATTAAAAAATCCAATAGAAAAAATAATTGGATACCAAGAGGGGACAAATTATGTTCCTCGAACAGGATTATATATGCTTCATCAAGGGGAAGCAGTTATACCAACGAAAAACAATTCTGGTATAGGAGGCATAGTTGTTAATGTTAATGGTGGTTATTATTTATCAGAAAAAGCGGCTGAAGAGATGGGAAATTTGATAGTTAAAAAGTTAAAAGAAAATATAAAATTATAATGAATATTAGTTTAAAAATTAACGGAGTTGAAAGAAGAGATATCGTAATATTAGATAGTATATCAAAGACAGATAACTTAAACAGCAGAAAAGATGATTTTTCTTTTGAAATTTTAAAAGGTGATTTTGTTCCAGAAGAAAACGATGAAGTTGAGTTTTTTATAGACGGAGTAAAGGAATTTGGTGGGATTATTATAAATATAGACCTTGAAAAAGAATTTAATGACGCTATTTTAAAAATAAATTGCGTTGATTATAGTTATAATTTAGATAGGCATTTAGTATTGGAAAAATATTATGACAAATCGGTAAATTATATTATTGGTGATATTGTTTCAAAATATGCTACTGAATTCACGACAAATAATGTAAATTGCGATAAGAATGTCCCAAGCATTTCATTTAATAGATTAGAGGTTTCAAATTGTTTTGACCTTTTAGCAGATTTATATAATTATAGTTGGTTTGTCGATTATGACAAAGACATTCATTTTTTTTCAAAAGAAGAAAATGTTGCTCCGTATAATATCACTGATGATTTTGGATACATCGAAGGAAGTTTAAAAATTAGTAAAGATTTATCGCAAATAAGGAACTCAATTACTATTAGAGGAGGAGAAGAAATAACAAATACAAAGCAAGAAATATATACTGGAACATCTGGACAAAAGCAGTTTCCTTTAATTTATAAATTTTCTTCACTTCCTTCTGTTTTGGTAAATGGAGTAGCAAAAAGCGTTGGGGTGGATAATTTAGATAAAGAAGAAGATTATGATTGCTTTTGGAACTTTAATCAAAAATATATTAGATTTAAGGAAGATATGAATGAAAAAACGATTGTCGTTTCTGGAACTCCACTTGTCCCGATTATTGTTCAAAAAATAGATTATCAATCAGCAGCAAAATACGGAATATACGAGCATTTTAAAGAAGACAAAAACATAACATCGAGAGCAGCAGCAATAGAGTACGCAAAAGCACAATTAGAAGCGTATTCTGGACCAATAATAGAAGGTTCTTTTGACACTAATCTTATGGGATTTAGGAGCGGACAAAAGATAAACATAAACTCTGATGTATTAGAAGTAAATGAAGATTTTATAATTGAAAGCGTTGATTTTTCTTTTATAGGAAAAGACAAAGGAGTTTGGAAAATAAAGTTTGCCACTTTAAAGACAATTGGAATTTTGACACTTTTACAAAATATGATAAAATTAAGCAAAGAACCGAAATATGATGTTGAAAAACTTTTATCACTTATTGGATTTTCTGATAGTTTAGATATAACAGATTCATTATCAATTATATTCCCGACATCTCCTCCGTATTATTGGGGAGACTGTGAAACAAACGAAGGAACTTGGGATTTTTCAACTTGGGATTAAATTTATGATAAAAATAAAAGACAAAAAAACAATTAAAGGAAGATATAAGATTACTAAAATTGAGAATGAAAAAATAATTGAAGAAACTGATTGGATTAACAATCTAATTGTATGTAGTGATGGATATGGATTAAATTTAATTATAAAAAATTTATTAGGTGTTGATGGTTATAATTTAAAAATAACACAAGCAAGAATGGGAACTGACGGAACTGCTCCATCTGATAATGATAATGATTTAAAATCTCCTGCTGGAAATTATGTAGAAATAGCGATAGGAGAAGAGGTAATTCCTTCAAAAATTTCCTTATCATTCTTTTTTACTGATGCTGATTTGCCTGATGGAACATACAAGGAGTTAGGGTTATTTTGTGGTAATAGGTTGTTTGCCAGAAGCGTTATATCTCCTTCTTATAATAAATCAATCAATCAAGACACGAGGATTGATTATGAAATAGAAATTAACAATTAAAAATTATGAATTCAAGCAATGTTAATCCTGGGGACCAAATTAAAGCAAGCCAATATAACGATTTAAGGGCTGATGCTATAAATATAAATTACAGAGATTTTGTCTTTGGGGAGAATATAAACGCTGGTGATGTTTTATATCTAAATAAAAGTGATGGGAAGGTTTATAAGGCATCGGCAACGAGCAGAGAACAATTGATTGGAGTAGCAGATGAGAGTGGAACAACTGGGCAAACGAAAAAAGTAAAATTAAATGGTTTTGTAGATAAAAACTTTGTCTTTGAAGAGACAATAGGAGAAACAATTGATTATAATAGGTCTGGAACTTCTGCTGGAACTTATCAATTGGTAGATGATGGAATTTATAGAATTGTTTTTAGAACTGGTGATTTTGTCGGAAATATGACAAAAATAAGATTATTTTTATCTAAAGGAAATGATTTGAGTTTTGCTCTAAATATAAATATTTATAAAATCAATGAAAAACTTGAAATAATTGGAAGTTCATTAGGAGGAACAACAATAACAAATCCAGATGTTGGGTCAACAGAAACAGAGGTTATAAAACCATTAAATATAAATAATTTAGAGCCAAGAACTTATTATATGATACACATGGAAATATTAGGTTCTTCATCTTCTAAACTTTATATACATTATATTAATGATACTAGCGCCCCAAGAGAAATTATTGATGCTGATTTATCTCTCACTAAATTTTTCAAAATTTCTACTTATTACACAAAAAAAGTTTATGGAAAAATAGGAGATAATGTTTATTTACAAGACACAGCAGGGCAGGTTGGATTACAAGAAGGAACTAATTCAATTAAGGTAGGAAAAGTAATATCTTCTTCTTGTTATATGATAGATTTTAAATATGATGATAATTTTATATCTAATATAGATTTTGGTTTTTACGGTTTTTCTAAAAAAATTGTTAAAAGTTTTATTTTTGTAATACCAAGAAATACAAAAAAAGTAATATTTAATATGTATAGAGAAAATATACCACCAGAGATAGAACGTATACATTCT